TTAACTGATGCAGAAAAGGTAGAATTTTGTGACGATAAGTTTGAAGGAGAAATTAATGGATTGAAGGAAGATAAGGAAGCTTTAGAAGATAAGATAGATGAATTAGAAGAAATACACGCAGGTACAATAGAATTACTGAATGCCGAATTAGAGGATGCTAAACGTCAACGTGATTTAGTAGGAGGGGATACAATAAGAAGAAAGGAGATGGAATTAGATGGTTTAGAAACGGATGAGTATAGTTATAAAAGAAAGGTTGAATATTTAAGAAAGAGAAATGATAAGCAAAAAGAGACAAATAAAAGATTGAAAATCTTGTTGTTAGTTGTTGGAATATTGTTTGTTATAGGTATGTTAATCGGTGTGATTAAGAAGGGTAAAGGAGGAAAATGGTTATCAGGAATAACAAGTTCTCTTGGATATAGTTCGGGAACCAGAACTAATTATGATTATAGAGAAAATCAAGGTCCTACGGGTTTCCCGAGTATGTTAGGTAGATGGACAAATCGAATTAAGGATAATTAAAGAAACAAAAATAATGTTTATTCTGAAACAAGATGATTGGGTTAGGATAGAACGTTCTCCATATATTAATGGGCATTTCTATTTAAAGTTCAAAAATGCCGATGGTCGTGTAATGACTCTTGGTTTTGGGTATGATGAACCATTTTTAGAGAATGATATAGTTCTATCAAATCCGATTGTTGCTCAAACGAGGATGTTTACTACAGCGATTGTACCAGTTAGTAATAAATGGGTTGTTTATCATAATGATCATCCAAGAAATGGAAAAATGGTTCCAAATATGTATCATATAGTTACAAACTGGTTTAATGTTTCTTTAGAAACAGCTCATATAGTGAACAAAATAATAAGTGGGGATAAAGAGGTGAATGGTTTATTTGAATTACCGTTTTGTGTATTTACAGTAGAGAATACATCAAATAGTTGTAGAACCATAGTAATTGATGTTATAAAGGATTCTTTGAATAGAGGTGGTATAGAGGTTTTAAAGAAATATTTTCATGGAAATCCAACTATGAATGATATAAAGGAGGGTTGTATAAGTTTTGAAGTAGTAAATCGGAATGTAAAAATAAAGAAAAAACATCCATGTATGTGGGTATTTAACTCTGATTGTTGTCAATCTGTAGTGATGGAAACTCGAGTATTAAGATGTCCAGTATGTTTATAAGATAAAAATTTATAATGTAGATTAATTACATGGCGAAGCTATTAACACAACATAATACAATGTCATTTGATAATTTTATTAATAGAGATATTCCAAGAATAATTTCAGATTCGCGAAATATAATTCGTGTATTAAAAAATAAAGAGAACAATGAGTATAAAACCAAGGTATATTTTTATATTGGTGGAAGGAATGGTAAAAAAATAGTATATAAAATACCTAAAATAAATCCAAATGATTGTCGTTTAGATGGATTAACATATGAGGGTATTTTAGAAGTGGATGTTGAAATAGTAGTAAGTCATGGTAATAATGAAGTTAGTAAAGTAGAGAAGATACAATTAGTTAAAATTCCAACTATGCTTCATTCCGAATTTTGTTATTTAAGAAATAAGTCTGATAGTGAGTTATCAACTTTAGGTGAATCACCGTATGAGAGGGGTGGTTATTTTATTGTAAAAGGTCTTGAAAAGTTGATTTTATCACAAGAAGATCATGCAACGAATATAATATATACGCGTATAGAGAGTGGGAGTGGAAATTTGATAGCAACAATAGACAGTAAATATGGTTCAAGTGCTACAGAGAAGTTTAGTTTAGTTTATGAAAAGAAATCGAAAACAATATTTGCAACCATACCATTTTTGAAAGGTTCTATACCAATAATAATATTATTTAGGGCTCTTGGATTAGAGACTGAGAGAGATATACTGGAGTCAATATGTGGGAGTGATTTGTCATCAAACATAGCAAAATTATTAGGGGATGAGATGATATTGAGTATTAATGAGGTAAATCAAATTTACACGCAAGAGATGGCTTTGAAATGTTTGTCGATATTAACAAAAGTACAAGCGGATAGAAATAATACAAATCCTATGAAGTGGAAAGGTAATCTTCTATACATATTGAATAATCGTTTATTACCACATGTTGGAACAAATATAGATGATTATATAGTATCTTTAAAGAATAAGTCTGTTTTTCTTGGTTATATGACAAGACATTTATTAACTACACAGTTAGGATTAAGAGAAATAACCGACCGAGACAGTCTGATTTATAAAAGGGTTCGTTTGCCAGGGGAGATAATGAATGATATGTTTCGTGATTTTTATGAGGAATATTTGAAAGGAGTAAAAAACAAAACGGACAAATTAATTGAGTTAGATAAAAAGGCGATTATATCGGCAGAAACAATATTGAGTGATATATCTGAGTCTATTAATAATATATTGGATAATTCAGATTTTCAAAGAAGTATAAATACATCATTTATGGGTAGATGGGGAAAGAATCCTTCTTCTTCAAGGAATGAGGGTGTATTACAAGGGTATTTGAGGCATTCTTTTATGGAAGGTATGTCTCATTTAAGACGAGTACATTTACATTTACCAGATGGTCCAAATACGATGGAACAAAGACGTTTACATAATTCACAATGGGGTTATTATTGTCCCGTTGAAACGCCGGACGGTAGTTCGATAGGTCAACACAAGCATTTGTGTCAAACATGTACTGTAAGTGTTGAATATGATACATTATATTTAAGAGAATGGATAGAAACGGACAATGGTTTTGAGAAGTTGAATTTAAAGAGTGTTAACCGTTATAATCCGAATATTCATAAGATTTTTATAAATGGAGATTGGATAGGAACCCATTCTAATCCAAAAGAATTTGTAAACAGATTTAGAAAAAAAAGGCAAAATATCGAAGATAATGATGTTCATTGGTCTTATTCTTTAGCATGGATAATAAGAGATTCAGAAATAAGGATTTTGACTACAGCTGGAAGGATGATGCGTCCATTAAGAATGAATGGAAAAGCAGAATTAAAGAATATTGAGTTATTAGGTTGTGAGCCCGAATTACTGATAAAAAAGGGTTGTGAATATATAGATCCGAGTGAGTCTGATACTATATTAATTGGTATGAGTGGTGAGGATAATGTAACACATTATGAAATAACTAAAACGGCATCATTAGGTTTGACAGCATTAACGTTACCATTTATAGAGCATAATCCTATAGCAAGAAATTTGTATGCAACACAACAATCAAGGGCAGCAGTTTCAGTGTATGCTTCAAATTTTAGATCAAGAATGGACCAAAAAGCATCTTTATTACATTATGGTCAAAGTCCTATAGTAAATACGGGTGTTGTAGAAAAATTAAACAATAATAAAGCACCATATGGAATAAATATAATAGTTGCGATAGCAGCTTGTAGTGGATATAATCAGGAAGATGCTATAATAATTAATAAATCAGCTATTGAAAATGGATTATTTGTATCAAGTTATTATACGACGCATTCATTAAGGGAAGAAATATCAAATTCTTCTGATAAAAAGTTAAAAAAGAAAGACATACAGAACAAGGTTGGAAATATATTCATAATAAATCCAAAAATGGCGAAACAAGATATACTAAACATGCATTCTAATTGGGATTATAGCTTATTAGACGATAATGGTATAATCAAGAAGGGTAGTCCAATAAATGAGAATACTGTATTGATTGGAGGATATATGATTGATTCAAAGGGTAATTGGATAGATAACAGTGTTGTAGCAAAAAATGCACATAAGGGAGAGTATGTAGAGAAGGTGCATTTATCAAAATCAATACCAAGAATTGCTAAAGTGTTAACAAATGAAATAAGATTTCCAATAGTAGGTGATAAGTTTGCATCCAGAGCAGCACAAAAAGCGGTAATTGGTATAATTGTGCCTAAAGAGAATATGCCATATACAAAGGAGGGTATTGTACCGGATATAATATTTAATCCGCATTCTTTTCCTTCAAGAATGACGATAGGATATTTTTTGGAAATGTTAACCGGAAATATTGGATTAAAAACGGGAAGATTAATCGAAGTACCAAATTTTAATGGTTTATCAGAACCACATGAGAATATAATGGGTGTTCTAACGAAAATGAAAGAAGACCCAAATTCGGAATATAAATTATATTCTGGTACATCTGGTAAATTAGTATGTAGTGAGGCTTGTATGGGTCCAATATTTTATCAACGTTTGAAACAAATGGTTACGGATAAAATATATGCGCGTGGTGAATATGGTCCAAAAGATGCTATAACAAAGCAACCAGTGGGGGGTAGAGCCAGAGGAGGAGGTTTAAAGATTGGAACTATGGAATGTGATGCATTATTATCACATGGCATGAGTCAATTTGTGAAGGAAATTTTTTGGGATAAATCAGATTCTTATGAAATGTGTGTAGATACTAAAAGTGGAAATATAGTTGCTCATAATCCAGATAGGGGTATATATCATGATGGTGATGTAAGGACTGTACAAGTACCATATGCATTTAAGCTTTTATTGCAAGAAATTAAGTCAATGGGTGTATCTTGTAATATAGGTGTGGAGGACTATGATATAGAATCTTGATTAGATATATTTTTATGATTTGTATGATATTGTACAACTATATCATTAACTCTTTTGAGTATACATCTTTTGGATTCTTCATGGTCTCTAAAGTGTTTAATTGCTATTTCGTATGGAAACCATTTGATATAGCCAATTTCACGAGTTTGTGCTGTGTTGTTTCTATCAAGATATGCAATACAATTCATATTTGCTTTACCTATAAAGAAAACATTACGATATCCGATTCCGTTAGTTCCAACATATCTTTCTTCAAATGGCAAAATATCACGAATAATTTCATAAGAGGAGCGATTAAGTCGTGTTTCTTCATATAATTCTCTACTTGCACAATCGAAAGGGTCTTCTGATTGGTTTGGTCGACCTTTAGGAAATCCCCATTCTGGATGTCTATGTTTACATGGCAATGCTGAATTAAGAACTATAAATATATCTCGTGATTTATAGAATTTTTGAGATACATATTCATAGAATGCACCGGTAGGTGTTCTGCTGTTAGAATATAGGTCACTCCATAATTCTTCATATGTTTTAGTAGTAATAGCCATTCTTTCGTAATAGGTCATATTTTTGATCATAAATTTAAGGTATTCCACATTTTTGTCACTATATTTACCTAAAAGGAAGTCAACAAAACAGTATGTTGATTTTCTACATACCATTAGATATTCCGGGTAATCATGTATAAATCTAACAAGTATAATTCCATAACTTCTTATGGAACGCCAGTTTTTTGAATCAGACATATTTGTCCCTACTAGTGTCAGATTTAAATCTGAATCTTAAGAAACACACTTTTTAATGTATTTCAAGCAAATATTCTTCTGGTGCCTCAATACAATGTGATGAATTATGCCATCTTTTATTATTACCAGCAATCAAATTACGAATAAGATATACATGAACATTATCAGAAGTAGGGTCTCCAACAACTACAAATTTATTGTTAATTGAAATACTATGTCCAAAAAGTTGGGCAGCATTTTTATCTCTAATACATGCGACAGGTTCAATATCAATTTTGTTATTATTTTTTAAGAATAAAAAGGCACTACCAACAAATTCATCATCATTCTTTCCAAAACCAGACACAACAACAAAATCATCATAAATGTCTACATCTCTTCCAAATAATGCTTTAGATGATTTTGATTTTGTGCGCAATGTATCACAATAAGTTGGTTTTTGTGATAATGCAGCAGGTATAAATCCAAGACTAGCATCAAAGAATGCGGATGTATTATAAATACATGCTTTTCCTGGATTACCTTCGACACCTGGAGAACCAATTATTAATTGCTCTTCTGATAATTTAACTGAGAAACCAAATCGATTGTCTCCCTCAATTCTGTGTGATAAAACATTGTCTGAGTCCCATGAATCATTTGTATGGAATAAATATACAGAGCCTTGTGTTCTTTCCGAAGGCGAACCTATGGCAATAAATTGTTTTGAAAGAGAAACAGAAAATCCGAAATAAGAACATGTTGGACGAATTGATTGTCCACCGTTATTAGAAAATGTTCCTGGAAGTAAAGTTCTGATTGATTGCCATTTTCCAGGTTTTATTTCTTTGAATATGGTTACAGAACCTACACGCCATCCTTCTGTATTATCACCATGTGCCCCAACAATGGCTATATCATCATTTATATCTACAGAACATCCAAAAAAACTCTTGTGATTGGATACAGAGGGTAAAAGTTGGTCTTTAAAATTCCATGAATTACCAAAATCAGTAGATTCATAAATATATGCTGCCCCAGTAGAAACAGATTCTTCTGTTTTACGATGAGCACCAACAATTAAACGTATTACGCTTGCCGAGACAGCGGATAGTTTACAGGATATACCAAACCCATCATCAATATGACCATTTAAAGCATATACTGGTTCTGATGTATCGATTACATCTCTTTCACTTAATTTATATGTATGTATACATCCCTTCTTACCTAATGAGGGTGTGCCTACGACAAGCACATTATCTAAAATAGTTGTGGAACATCCAAATAAACGAGGGTTCATTATAATTCATAGTTATTTATTTTTTTGTAGAATCTGTAAAAAGATGGGAAATATGTTTGTTGATACCTAGAAATGTTAGTTTGGAGCCCGGTTTAAGATTCAGCAATTGCGACAGGGTTTTATCAAGAATAAATTCTCGCTTATTCTTTTCGTCCTGCAATTTCTTATCACGTACATATTGCGAAATATTACGCAATACACCCTCGCGACTCGACACAGGCTTGGATAGCTTCATGAACTTAGCAAGTTCCTTTGTAATTGGGCGTGGCTTTTCTACCTTCTTTACCTTAGGCCTTTTCTTAGAAGAAAACTTCTCAAGCGATTTGAGAATAGCAGTTAGTTCAGTAATAGCAGTCTTAATCGAGGCAATCTTCTCCTCGGCATCAGCAAAAGTAGGCTTGTTATCGGCATCAGTTAAAGCAGACATGATATTATTATAAAAACTTCTTCTTATACTTAGAAAAAATAAAACTTAAAAAATGATTAATAAAATGATGTATGGAGAAAAGAGATATGGCAGAAAAAATGGTTCACTCTAAAAATTTGAGAGCAGTTATAGATTCTATGTTCTTAAGTGAAACATCTATGTTGGCAAAACATCAGTTAGATTCTTTCAATCATTTTATTCAAGTATTAATTAAAGATATTGTACAACAATACAATCCCGTCATTATTTATGGAGCATTCAATGAAGAATTAGGTAAACACGAACAAGAGATTAAAATATCTTTTGGTGATGTTGCATTTCATTCTCCAATGATTTATGAAAACGATGGCAGTATGGTACAAATGTCACCCGAAATTGCACGTTTGCGTAGTATGTCTTACAGTTCTAATCTACATGTAGATGTACTTGTTGAGACAACTTTACGCTCTGGCGAAAAACTTGAAGAAGTTGAAGTAAAAAACAAAAAATTTGAAAAAATCCTCGTTGGAAAGATTCCGATCATGGTGAAATCACGATACTGTAATGGTGATAATAGTGAAATCACAAAAAGAAATTGCCAAGTTGACCCAGGAGGATACTTTATTATTACTGGTTCTGAGAAGGTTATTATTTCTCAAGAAAGACAAGCCGAAAATAAAGCCTTTTGTTTTCCGGTAAGTAGTGTATCTGGAACCAGATTCTCTCATTGTGTTGAGGTAAAATCTGTTCCACAAGAAGGATTTATGCCTGCTAAACCAGTCGTTCTTAAAATTGCTAGTAAAGCAAATGCAACTGGATTCTGTTTATATGTACACTTCCAAGGATGCCGTAAAGAAATCCCACTTATGATTATATTTAAGGCCCTTGGTATTGAAAGTGACCGTATGGCATGTGATTATGTGTTTGGATTTAAAGAATCTTCCATTCGAAAAACATTGATTGGAATGTTAAGAGCATCCATTGAAGAAGCAGAAGGTATCACTCAACCAATGGCACTTGATTATATTGCTAAGTATCTTCCTGTTCCAATGAGAATTAGACAAGGACAACCAGTTTCGCCAGACATGCGGATTAAACATGTACGTCATGCATTGATTCATGACTTTCTACCCCATCTTAGTGATAATGCTGTTCAAAAGGCATATTATCTTGGAATGATGGTTAAGAAACTATTGTTATATTACACAAAACGTTCTGATGAAGATGATCGTGATAGTTTTGTGAATAAGCGAGTTGATACACCAGGAATTATGCTTGGAAATTTGTTTCGTCAATCTTTCACAAGATTGATTAAAGATGCTACTTGTATTTTGAATCGTGAAATCAATGGTGGTGCTTGGAAGTTAACAAACAATTTTCACAATATTATTACGAATAATAATATTTATAAGATTTTGAAATCCAACATTATCGAAACAAATATGAAATATTCACTTGCTACTGGCAATTGGGGTGTAAAAAATACAACAATTAAGATTGGTGTGGCTCAAGTTCTTCAAAGATTGTCTTATTTGGGTACCTTGTCGCACTTGCGACGCATTAATACTCCTATTGACAAAACAACTAAGATGACAAAGCCCCGTAAATTACACCCAAGTACATATGGTTATATTTGTCCTGCAGAAACTCCTGAAGGTACATCAATTGGTATTGTTAAAAACATGGCATTGTCATGTAACATTACTATGGATGTATCTACATCTCAAATTGAAAAATGTATCCGCGAATTTGATACTTTTCAACCAATAGAATCAAATATTCCAGGTTCTGCTATTTATATTAATGGCACGGTTATTGGAACAGTTGATGATATGATTAAATTATCAAAGCATTTGATACAACTAAGACGCTCTGGTATCATACATACACATACAGGTATTGTACCGATTTATCAAGATTTAGAACTACACATTTATACAAGTGGTGGTCGTTTGGTTAGACCAGTCTTTATTGTTAAAAATGGTAATTTGGTATTTAATGAAAAACATATCAAGTTTATTTCAGAAAATAGACATTCTTGGAATGAATTAATCGTCGGAAATAAGGATTTTGAACCTGCAATTGAATATCTTGATGTTCAAGAAAGTGGCTGTTCTATGCTTTGTGAACATCCTAACAATGTTCATAAAAATCCTAGATATACTCATTGCGAAATTGACCCAAGTTTGTTACTTGGTATCTTGGCGTCCAATATTGTGTTTTCAAACCACAATCAGTCTCCAAGAAATACTTATCAAAGTGCTATGGGTAAACAAGCTATGGGTATTTATGCTACCAATTTCCGTTATCGAATGGACATGGTGTCTAATACATTGTGGTATCCTACACAACCAGTTGTTATGACTCATAACTCAAAACATATGAATATGCGTCGTATTCCTAATGGTTCTACAGTTATTATTGCTGTCAGTAGTGATAAAGGATATAACCAAGAAGACTCTCTTATGTTTAATAAGTCTTCTATAGATAGAGGTTTGTTTCGTTCCAGCTTCTTTAGAACATATCATGTTGAAGAACGTAAGAATCAATCAACTGGTGAAGAAGAACAATTCGCAAAACCAAATCCCAACAACACACTACAACTTAGACATTGTAGCTACGATGCTTTAAGTGAAGACGGTTTCCCTATTGAAGGAAAATATGTAAAGGGTGGAGATGCTATTGTTGGTAAAGTTGTTCCAATGTGTAATCGGAAGAAACAAACAACTACAGTGTTTGATAAAGAATTTCGGGACAATAGTACTTACATTCGTAATAACGAAGATGGTATTGTTGATACGAAATATGTTTCTCGAAATAGTGATGGTTATTTGTTTTGTAAAGCCAAAATTCGTTCCGAACGTCGACCAGGAATTGGTGACAAATTTAGTAGTACTTGTGGACAAAAGGGTACAATCGGAATGATTTATAAAGCAGAGGATATGCCCTATTCCAAAGACGGAGTCACTCCAGATATTATTATGAATCCTCATGCATTTCCTAGTAGAATGACATTCGGACAACTTCTTGAATCTTTACTTGGTATTGAATGTATTGATAAAGCAATGCATGGTGATGGTACACCATTTACAAACATATCGGTTGATGCTATCGCATCACGTCTTGAGAAGAGTGGATACGATAAATATGGCGAAACTGAATTATACAGTGGTGAAACTGGTAAAAAACTAACTACTAAAATATTCATGGGACCAACATTTTATCAGAGACTAAAACACATGGTTGATGATAAATTTCACGCCAGATCTACCGGTCCAATGGTTCAAATGACTCGCCAACCATCTGAAGGTAGGTCCAGAGATGGAGGCTTACGTATGGGAGAAATGGAAAGAGACTGTCTGTTATCACACGGTGTCTCTCAGTTCCAGAAAGAAAAGTTTATGGAATTGTCTGACAACTTTACTGTATATACTAATTCTGAAGGGATGATGTGCTCTGTCAATAAAAAGTCAAATATTGTAAAGTCATTTACAAACAAAAAAACTGACGACAAGGGCACTATTTCTGAACATAGAATCCCATATGCTACAAAGTTATTCTTACACGAATTACAAACAATGGGTATCGCAGCACGTTTACAAGTTATTGATGAAAATGAAACATGAACTAATTGTCCATTAAATCATTCATCAAATTACCACCCAATTCCCATCCAACTCTAAACAATATCGATTGGATTAAATACTGTAAAAATGGTAATATACCTATTACTATTAAAACAATACCTATGATTTGTTGATAATTCATCTCTTTTAAGAGGGGAGTATCCTTTTTATTGTATTTGTATAATAACATAATTCCTGTACCTGCCCAAACTAAAGTATATATCGCTATTATTGTCATAAAAACAATTATCCCTGCCATTGAACCAAAAGCGGCGACAAAATATTCTTCTAATTTATCTCCGTTTCTAGAAACCATATTATTTATATTCCCTATTTTTATATTCCCTATTTTTTTTCATTGTATATAATATATAATGGAAGGAGGAAAAGCTAAACGTACTTGGAAAATTGTCGAAATACGCAAGCCTGCACAACACAACAAATCTGGAACCGCGAAAAAAACTGCATCGAATGATGATTCGTATTTCCACAGTTCCACTCCCGCCGGAGCTGCTAGCAAAGCATTCCATGCTGCTTGCCGTTCAAAAAAAATTAAAGGACAATGTACATTCATTGTTACTGTTAGAGAATCCACTCAAGGTAGTTTAGGTAAACAATTCAGTTATGAATGTAAGAGAGTTAAATTGGATAAACCTCTTGAACTTCCAGGAAGAACTATTGAATATGATATGAAAATTAAAGCAATCAAAAACAAAAAATAGATATTGAATAATTATTCCTGTTGTTTTATACTCAGTTTCAAAAAAATAGTGTAAGGACACCTTCATTATTAATAATAATGACATGAAGACTTCCTCTAAGCTATTTGGAGGATCTCATATTTTACACTTATCATCTACTGAAGAAAAGAAAGATATTCTTAATCACTTACATATCAATACTAAACTGCAATTACCTGAAAAATCAAGGCAAATGAAGCTATTAAGTAATAACAATATTCCTATTCTTAAAAATGGTTACTACGCAATGGCTGTACCGGAAGATCTTGATATATTCTTGTATTTCACAAAATATAAGGGGGTTAATAGATGCTTTCTAATATGTCGTCAGCTAGGAGCAGGTTATACACAGCCCAAAATTTTATTGCTTTTTCCAAACTGTACTGATTCAAGTATATATTCAGAAACATTGATTGAAGCAACCAGAGTTTATGCCACAGATAATCGTTTCGCTATTCTTATGACAGATATTCAATGGTTTAAAGGTGAAAAGGTATCTTCTAAAAATTTAATTGAAAGATTACAATGCTTAGGAGAATTTATGAAGGATAACTTCAAAGAAGACCTAAATCAGTTCCCTTTTAGACTACAAATCACTACACCATACGAACATCTAAATCTATTAGAACAACGTCTATCGAATTTGCCATATAAAGTAAATCGTATTCTGTTTGTTCCACCATATAAAAAACAAAGTTCTATACTTTATTATCCACTAAGTAAATCATAAACTCTCCAATTTAGATATTCTTTTATCTATTTGTTCCCCTATTTCATCACTATCTAAATGAATATTTTCAAATATTACATCATAATTTGAATGATATAACAGATCTTCAAACAATACACTATCTTTAAAAAAACTATTTTTTTGCTTCACTTTTACCGTTAAATAATAAGACCTTGATGCAGGATCAATTTGCGCAGTAGAAGCCGATAAACATTTCGGTATAATTAGATGTTTTCTGCTTTTTGGAAGCTTATTTTTTGTCGAATAATTTAATATTCTATCATCATTTATTACCCGTTTTATTAAATTATATTCGTACAATATCGGTTGAATACATATCGTTTGTGGTATCGGTTCCGTTTTTGATACGTCAATTGTTACATTATTTCCAAATAATCCTATGCTACATCCATTCAAATTTGTTGCTATTGTCTTTACAGTTATTTCAAGCTCATAACTTGAAAAATTCGCAAATATTACATTTGTTCCACTTGAATATTTTAACTTCTTAAACATCCTTCGCTTTAACAATGTACACGCTCCTAAATGTCTTAATGGCGAATTTGGAAAAATACACGGCATACATGAATTACGAAACCTATTCCGTTTTCTTGAATGATAATAATCCTTTAAAAAACTGTATATAGTTGGGTCTATTGGCCTATACCAATCCAAATTATCATCATCCTCCTCATTATCATCAATATCTTCTATCTCTTCTTCCGAACTTTCATCCATTAGCTATTATCTAATTTTAATTAAGCTCTAATTCGTTAATCATAATCATATGTTTAAAACCATTATTCTTTGTTTTGCTTTAACAAATGCTTTATCGGGAATTAACCAACTTCATTACCCCAATATACGATGTACACATAAGGGAAATAAACCAAAAGCCCTTTTATTTGAAGGCGGTGGTACATTAGGAGTTATTTATGGTGGAGTTGTAAAACGATTAGAAGAATCGGGTATTACTAATCACGTACATTTATATGCCGGAACATCCGTTGGTTCACACGCAGCAGCATTGTTGGCATTTGGATATACCGGTCAGGAGCTAATAGAAGCTATTAAAAATATGCCACTTAGGAGCTTTCTTGATGGAAGAAAAGGTCTTTTTCCAAGAATTATTCGATTAATCCGAAATTATGGATATTTTAGAGGAAAAACTACAGAAATTTACTTAGATAAATTATTTACTGACAAATATGGAATAGAAAAATGCTCTATGCAACAACTATATGATTTGACTGGTAATGAACTTAGAGTTGGTGTTTGTAATGTTATTACACGAAAATATGAAATGATAGATAGACATAGTCATCCTAATATGCCAGTTAGTATCGCGTGTAGAGCATCTTCCGCAGTTCCTTTATTCTTTGAACCTGTTTCTTGGCATAACGATATATATGTAGATGGCGGACTTAATGCTAATCTTCCCGCAGATGCTTTCCCAAACACACCAGCTCTTGCCTGTAATTTAGTTAGTATTTATGACGATAACACTACTTTTTCATATAGACCCAGAAATTTACTTCAATATATTAGAGCAATTATTAATATCATCTTTTATGCTTCTCAGGAAAAACACGGAAGAATTGTAGAAGGCGGTGAAACAGACTGTATAGATATAGTATATCCACATCATGTAGGACCATATGATTTCAAAATGTCAGAACAACAAAAAGATGAACTTATTCAAGTCGGCATTAATGCTGTTGATAAATATCTGAATATTGTTTCCAATTCTTATTCAAAAAGAACTTTCGAACTTGACTTTTAATCCTCCTCCCAGATGCAGAGGTTGTAGTCTTGTAATACTCTGGGCCCCGAAATCGCGGTGCCAGTTTGATTATGTACTTCTCCCACCTGGATTTTGTTAATACAATCATCTTTAGAACTCTGCTGGCTACAATATTCATTTTCATCAAGGGATTGTCGCTTAACACCTGGATTAGGCCCATTATCATATGCGTTATCTATTACTTCTTGCTTAGTACTCCACAACTTGTACGGGCCTGTTACCACCCCCCAGTCAGATCCACCGATGTGCCACTGGGGCTGCGAGAACTTGCCGGCAACTTTTGTACCCGGCTGCGGTATACAAGAGCCAGAAGGAGCGGGCGACGCGGCGACGGTGCCGGTGTTGTTCTCTTCGGCCACCGCGCCACATAGACCACCCTCTACACATTCATCATTCACCCACTCACACCACCACTTCTCCCCCGTATCATCATTAACAACATGACGCTCGTTACACTTCTTCTCACCTTTTTTATTTAAATAAGCACACATATCGCCACCATGACTAGTCCACTCAGACGTCCGGGCGACTGGGTCCGGAGCATTCGGACAAAGTAGTTCGTCGTCGTCGGGCGAGTCGGGCGAGTCGGGCGAGTCGGGCGAGTCGGGCGAGTCCTCATTGCACTCCGGGGTCGTCGGGGTATCCGGGGTCTCCGGGGTCTTCGGCGAAGGGCATGTGCTTCCTCCACTAGAGTAGCATTTATCTCCAAAACTTTCAACAGTTGAGCTGAAAACACACCATAATATTATTATTGAGAGTAATATCAAAGCTGAATAAGTTATACAGGTAACAGTCTTTATCATGGGGCTGATTTTCATTAATATAAGCTATATATTTTATAATTGTTACACTTTAAGCTTCTTGTCCACATTGTG